CCCTGGTGGGGAGTGCAGCTAAGCAGAGATGCTTGGTTGTTACGCAAGTAACTGCTTAGGGGGCGGAAGCCCTCTATTTGGAGTGCTAGCGATAGTGCTCCGCATGGAACAACCGTATAGACGACATAAAAATGGCAAGAACTAGAAGCTTCGATGAGACACAATTGCTCACCGATGTTCACACAGTCATTCGTGGAACCAATAGCGGTACAGTTCAACTGTATGCTAAAGGACACTACTGGCTGCCGGGCGAAGACACCTATGACTGGTACTCAACGTACAACCACCCGAAAGGGAAGGTTGGTCGGAAAGGTACTATCACTGATGTTATCGCTCCTGGTTCTTATAATCCCGTAACTCACGTGAGTGAGACATGGGAATGCCCCTTGCGTACGGTCGAGAGTGCAGGCACTCTTGATGCTGACGCGAGGTTGTCGTGCAATTGTACGATTACCATGGGTGCGGCTGACGCATCGGAATGGGCAAAGGACAGTTGGCCAGTAATGGCTTCTGATTCCTTAATGGTGGCCGAAGCGACCACCTCCATGAGTCCAGGTCGGATTCAGGGATCCCGTTTCAATGTTCCGCAGTTCGTGGGGGAGTTACGCGAAGCGCGTGATTCCCTTGGTTCTGCGTGTGTAAGCCTTACCGCCTTGTTGAGATTTCTCGACAGGTGGGGAGCGTTTGCACTTGGAGGCCTCACTCTTAAGGAGAGCGTAGATCATGCCGTCAAGGCCGATCTTGCTCGTAAGTTCGCCGTCCAACCTATGATCGCTGATGTCAAATCAGCAATTCAGTCGTTTGGCGGACTCCTTAAGTTGTTCGATAAGCTCAAGAATGGCTCACCGTTCAGGGCTTATGGTTCGTCCCGGCGGTCGTCTAACAATAGTTGGAACTTCTCGGGTTATCCCTACACGCGGTTTGCGTGGGGGAACACCCAGACGTTCACTAAGTTAGTGACCACCTGGGCCATGGTCCGGTACACCAACCCAATAGCTGGTATCCTCAACTCCGATATGGAGGGGGCGATGAACTCACTGTTCACACGTTACCAGGTATTGCTAGGTTACTACCGTTTTAATGCACCAGTGAGGACTGCGTGGGAGCTCTGCCCCCTCTCATTCCTCGTCGACTGGGTCATTGACTATGGCACTTGGCTTGATCGCTTCGACTTCAAGAACATTGAGTTCCCGTTTGAAGTGATCGCCAGCGGTTATTCTGTAAAGAAAACCGTAGATAATCATGGGTATGTAAACCCCCATGATGGGACGGATAATGCACGCCTGCAGGATGTGACGAAAGCCGGATTGGTTACCGGCCGCTTCGTCAAATCAACCTATAGTAGAGTCATTGCGACTCTGCCATGGGAGGATCATCAGTGGGCACCACCTAGAGTGAGGCTACCTGACTTTGGCAAGTTAGGTACGCTACTTGAACTGATCACAACGTGGTCAGGGATGTTAAGCCGCTGAGCGTCGTTCTCTAATTCATCTGCCGAGTGGTAGATGGAGGACAACCTCAAAAACCGACGTATCTGTCCATAGTGGATGGACGTCAACGAAGGAAAATAAGTATGTCACTACCAGCTACAGTTACCATTAACTGCGGTTCACCCGCGGCCGATGTCGTGTTTGGGAACCCGCGCCGTCAAGGCAACGGAATCCTCTACACAGCACCGAGTCCGCAAGACGACTTGGCAGGGCAACTCACGTTGCTCGTCTCTACGGAGACAACCAAGGCGGGAATCGAGCGCACGCTCCGGAAGATCGTTGAACCGGTCTACGACTCCGCAACCAGCTCCTACCCTGATCGTATTGAAACGACCACGGTACTTGCTCGGAAGCGGACCGCAGATCACGGGGTCAACGGTGTCGGGCGCGCCCAGGAAATGATGTCGAAACTGCTCGATGACACGAATGTCAACGCTGCAGTTTTGCTTGCGATTCTGTAACCTCCCGTAAAACGGAGTACAGACTTAGCAGCACTGAAACCAAAAGCATGATTGCTTCAATGGTCCAGGAGGCATTACCTGTCCTACCGAACGGTGTATATGAAATCACCGGTTCGGACACAGTCCACGCATTGCTGATGCTACTTAACACTGCCGATAACGCCTGGATAGGCGCGGTAGTGGGCATCATCGCTACGTTGTTCTGGTCGAAGCGCCGTAAGGCTGCTTCGTAGGGAACTCGATCAACAGGGGTCACTCCCGAGTGGGAGTGGCCCTGATCCACTGTGGTATTGTTATCTGCTGCTGTAGGATGTATCGAAAGAAGTCACACTATGAGTGCAAACATCAATCGACTCGGAGCTTTATGGCTCCTCCTCGCAGAAGACACAGAACTGTCTCGGTACGTTTCTCAGTCTGATAAAGACGAGTTTAAAAAGCGAATCGAGGCTGAAGGCACAACCTACCTAAGCGTAATCCTCCCTCGTCTTTTCAAGGCGTTAGACCGGTCTTTCGAGACGGGTCTCCTTGGTGAGATAGAGGGTTTCGGACGCGCTAAGGGATGTGCCTACCCGTCGTTCCTACGCAACGCATGGTCCATCATCTTTGACAAAGATGGTGCGCTGCGGTGGTCAAACACCGCTGGGCCCGTACCCAAAATGTCCTGTCCAACCGCCGTGAGGCGTGAGTTGGGTGTTAAGGACAATATGGTTACGGGGGGACAAGAGATTGTCTCCGTAAGCCTTATCCGTTGTTCGGAAATGGCAGGGGCGGTAGCTTGTGTGAGGCAGCTGAGTGCTGCCTTTTACAAGTTGGAATTGCCTTATACGGCAGACCAAATTGGCGGCGTCTTGGATGGCTTCGTAGCCACCGACGCCGGCTTAAGTATCCATAGCGATATGGATGCTGATTATCGGGGATTCTTCCTTGATAAGGTCGGCTGTAGCCGGGGTACGCTCCTCAAAAGGGCGCGTAACGTGTTGCATAGGTTGTTGGCAGGGGTTAATCCTCTGGACATCAAACCACAGCATGGCTCCGGTGCTAGTGCTTGCAAGCTAAAACCTTGGGAGAGATGGACCAGCGCTCCGCGGTACGTAAAGTCGTTAGACGATACGTTCTGCTACGCTGATTATTTCTTCGCTGGTGCCTGCCATCTCTGTGATGAGTATCACGAGATGCAGAACTGGCCTGAAGAGCACGAGCTAAAAGCAAGAGTGGTTTTAGTCCCGAAAGACTCTCGCGGTCCTCGCCTTATTAGTTGCGAGCCAAGAGAGTATATGTACATACAGCAAGGGCTTATGTCCTTGATGTATGATAGGGTCGACCACTACAAGGCGATAAGCGGGCAGGTCGGTTTTACCGATCAAACCCGTAACCAAGTACTAGCCCAGCTGGGCTCGTTTAGTGGCAGATATGTCACCTTGGACCTGAAAGAAGCCTCGGATAGGGTTTCCCTAGCGCTTGTCGAATACCTTTTCCCTGAAAATTGGGTGAAGGCGTTCAAGGCGTGTAGGAGTCCTATCACGGTGCTACCAGACGGACGTGAAGTCCGTATGGTCAAGTTTGCTCCCATGGGTTCAGCTTTATGCTTTCCCGTGGAGGCCTTGACTTTTTGGTCGCTCTGTTTAGCCGCAATGGATGTTCCGGATAGCTTCTTGAAGAAGCTCTTCTACGTCAGCCCGAAAGGAACTGACATCCCGGAACAGCAACTCACTGAAGCTCAGCAAATGTGCCTGAGCGTCTTTGGGGACGACATTATCGTCGAGCAGCCTCACCTTGAGGCTGTAGTCCAGGCTCTTGAATGCGTTGGCCTTGCGGTCAATCGCGACAAGAGTTACGACAAGGGTCCCTTCAGGGAATCCTGCGGCCATGATTACTTCCATGGTAGTTATGTGTCGCCGACCCGTTTCAAACACGGGCTGGAAGGCGATGACGACAACACCTGCTTCCGCACCGTTGATGCCCTTCAAGGGATCATCGATCGGTACGGATTGTATTCGCCGTCCGTGGTTACCAAATGCGCAACGCTCTTTCGAGAGTTTTTCGGATTTGATATTCCGGTAGCTTCGTCTGAAACGACGTTTCTACCGTTAAAGGTTAGTTTCGCCAGCAAGCTGGTGTTGACTGACCCTTATCACGGATGCTCAATGGTCGGCCAGACGCTCCTCGATAAGAGAGAGCGCCGCGATAAACGGAATCCCAAGAAAAGGATCCGTCTCACATTGAGTGAACGAGTACGCCCGGTTAAGTATCGTATCCATGCGGATTTTAAAGTCCGTCAGATGCGAGTATTGACCGAGGTGGCACACAATATACAGTTGCCCTACCATGACTGGTGTCATGTGAACAAAGCCCTTTTAACAGGGGGCGAGTTCTCGAGAGCAGGTGTGTTCGCGCTGGCCAAGCGCAATCGTTATAAATATGGCTGGACCAGTGTGTAACATGTGTCGCACACGGGCTGTGAATCAACGCATAAAGAAGAATGCGGATTCCAGGACGAC